TCTTCGAATAGCTGATACCATCAACGTGCATTTGGCAAACCCTTTCTTTTTCATTCACGGTCATTTTTTTTGCCCCCTTAGAAATAAATAAGGGACAGCCCGAAGGACTGCTCCTAAAATGCTTTAATCATATAAATTTGAGGAATAGGCATTGCCGATTTCCAGAATCGATACAATCGTGGTGGATTGAGGTGACAGCAGTTTCATGCCGTATAATATCACTCTTATGGGACTGCGCCTTTTTCAACGCGCTGTACGTGTGTTTGCTCGTCTTATTTTCGCTTAATAAATGGATAGAAAGTTTCACTCCGTTGGGCCTGAGAGCCTTGTAGGACGTCAAACAGAGGCTGTATATTTAATGTTAATATAATAATTTCAAATATCTCGGTTTGGCTTTCTTTACGGGAATTACTGCTCCTGTACGGCTATTCTGCATGTATTCCTGGTGCGTCGCAGGATCAGTGTTCATGTAATAAGTATTTATTCCCATTTTCTCAGCCCATTCATCCATCAACCCAGTTCCTGTCTGAATTCGTCTTATATCACTTATTACTCCCATAAACCTCACCATGAGTTTTCGGAGTTCATTGTTTTCATAATCCCAAAGCAGACTTGAAACATTAGCAGCGCCGATTTTGGTATCCATACCTATTTTCCTTAGTTCATACATGGTGTAAAAGTAATCCTTACATTGAAACTTATCTCCGTCAAACCTCTTTTCGACAGGGAATATAGTTATTAATTCAGCGGGCGTTAAGTTTCCGATGAATGAAAAGACACATTCAATATCGGTAAATCGTGATTCAGCAGATTCTTGATCTTCGTTTAATAAATTCATAAAACGTACGCCATAGAAAATAAGCTGTTTTAGTAAGAAGCGATTTTCGGGGTCTTTTTGTGTTTCGTGAATTTTACGTTTGTAGGCGTTTAAATAAATTTTGAAATAATCCGGCTTCGCAGTGAACTCCATTCTATCAATAACTCTTAACATTTCAATTCCTCCTATCAATTTTTTAAACTAGAGTCAAACTAAAAGGTTCAGCCCCTTTATAGTAACGATCTCATGCCCCGCGTTTCATACACACTGACCTCATTGGCTCCCAGTTTCACTATAACCGCCATGGCAATAATCCCTGCAACTTCTAGGTCGATTCGTTCTATTGACCTGTTTTTCATCGGCTTTACATTCTCGTTGCCGTCAACCGCAACAATGACGTTGCCAAAGCACCAACGGCTCACAGGATTATTGTCATGGGTCATTTGTCCGCCTCTCAGCAGGCGCTCTTTTTCTTTCATGGCCGGAGACAGCATTCGCATGTCTTTCCTATTGTCTCATCCCATACCGTTAACGGAAGCCACCCAATGCGCTTGATTGACACCCATTGGTTCAGGCGCAGCCACCGGAACAGCTTTTCTTTTGCAAAATCATTCCTCGCCCCGACAGCCTCCTGCCTGACGGATTCAATATCGATTGTCACACCCAAGGATGGGTTCGCCTGATACCAAGTCTTTTCGTCGAAGATGTCTGCATCCCCCGGTGCGCCATACATTCTCACATACCAGTAAGGATCGCTGCTCTCTCCTTCGAGCACCCTTCTTGCGTATTCATGGACTTCCCAGCCGATAGATTTGCGATCCGGATCATCACCTGTTGTGGTTATAACCCACCATAATGGCTCCTTACGTGCAGCGCCTGAGCCAAAAGTCATAAAGTCCCACAGTTCACGGTTTGGCTGGGCATGGAGCTCGTCAAATATAACCACGGTCGGGTTTATGCCGTGCTTTGTGTATGCTTCAGCGGATAAGACCTTTAAGAATGTACCGGTCTCACGGTTTTGAATAATCTTCTTGCTGTCCGTGATTCTGAAAAATTCCGACAGATCCCCATCCTGTTCAATCATCTGCTTTGCCGCCATATAAGTGAGTGACGCCTGTTCGCGATCGGCAGCACAGCAATAAATTTGTCCGCCTGGCGCGTCGCATGCAAGGTGCTCCAGCACTATTCCTGCAATCATAGTTGTCTTACCGTTTTTCTTAGGGATCTCAAGATAGGCATATCTGTATTGACGGTAACCATCGTCATTGACCGTTCCATAAACATCCCATAGTATTTGATGCTGCCAGTTTTGAAGTGAAAGCGGCCTGCCATAGAAATCATCCGTTAGGCGCAGCATGGACATAAACTCAATCACTTCAAGAGCCCTCGATTCATCGAATGGCATTATTCCTCACTTCTTTTCCTCACACATTCCCGTAAGTTTTCTGTTTTAAGAATTTGGCCATCGGCGACAATTCCTCATCCTTTGCCTTTGCTATCCCCACTCTTGCCCTTGATACAGGATCGAGCAATAATATCTCCCCATATTTTTTTATCTGCACAGCGGCTTCGTTTGCCACGGTAAGCCAGGGGTTTTTACGCGGTTTGTTTTGGTCGCTTTTACTGGTATATACCTCGGATGTTTCTCTCACCTTTTGCATAGCTTTTCTATACGTCATAAGTGACTCACAATATATCTCAAGTGCGTTGCAGTCCAAATCCGTAAGGATTGGCTCTTTAATCTCGCCGTAAAGTTTGACTATCCTGCGCCATTCTTTTTTGGCGTCCTCACTTAAATGCAGAGGACACGTCAAATAATTAGACTTTACCTTCGGCTCATATTTTTCCCTTTTGGAGAGTTCATCCTTGGTCAGCCTGTTTTTATCGTTAGTGCTTTCCATTATCTGAAACGGATAAGGCTTCCGTCCCCTCATTTATTCTCACCGCCTTTTGTCCCGTAAAAGTTTCAAATCTTTTTATGATTACATCACAGTATTTGGGATCAAGTTCCGACATGTAACAGGCTCGCCCTATTTGTTCACAGGCGATCAATGTTGAACCGCTGCCGCCAAAAGGATCAAGAACAAGATCTCCCTCTTTGCTCGAATTGGCTATAAAGTATCCGCAAAGACCGATTGGTTTCATGGTCGGATGCTCCGAACTCCGAGTTGGCTTATCAAATCTTACAAGTGTGGTTTGTTTGCGGTCACTATACCAGGCATGGCTTGCTCCATCTTTCCAACCATAAAGAATGGGTTCATGCTGCCACTGGTAGTCCTGCCTTCCCATAACCATTGAATTTTTAATCCACACTAAACACTGTCTCAGCTGATAGCCCGCTTGTTTGAAGGCACATCTAAAGTTATACCCTTCACTGTCTGCATGAAAAATATAAATTGCAGCCCCTTTTTTAGAATGATCATACATGCGATCAAATGAATCTGTTAAAAATTGCAGAAATGCTTCATCCTCCATATTATCATTTTTTATTTTCATTTTTTCTTTTGTCCCCCCTTCATAATTCACGTTATACGGTGGATCTGTTAAAACTAGATCCGCTTCCTGTCTATCCATTAATTTTGAAATATCACTGTCTGATGTGCTGTCCCCACATAAAAGGCGATGCCTGCCGAGCAGCCAAATGTCACCCTGCTTTGTAATAGGAATGTCGATTTCTTCAATTGCTTTTTCTAGGTCGAAGTCATCCTCTTCGATTTCCTTTTGCAAGTCTTCGAATCCATAAGGCTGCATATCGAAGTCAACTAATTCTAATTCTCCGAGTTCCGCTGCTAATAAATCCACGTCCCATTCAGCGAATTCATTTGTTTTATTATCTGCCAACCGATAAGCCCTGACCTGAGATTCAGTTAAATCCTTCGCCTCCAGAACTGGAACTTCTGTAAGCCCAAGTTTCACAGCGGCTTTATATCGGGTGTGACCGGCTATTATAACCCATCCTTGTCAACCACAATCGGCTGCTGAAACCCAAACTCTTTTATGCTTGCGGCAACTTTGTCAACCGCAGCGTCGTTTTTGCGGGGGTTGTTTGCATACGGTTTTATATCGGTTATTGGTATATTATTGATTATCATATTTACCTCCTGAAAAAATGTTTAATAAATCGAAAAAATCTCGCGCGAAGGGGTACCAACGGTACTTGCTAAATGATGCCAAAGATTATACCCCCTTAACCCTCTGACGTTATACATTCAGATAAACCACTCCCATTCTTGATTGTGTATTTTCCACAATAATTATTATGTTTATTGTCAGATATGCTGTTTTGCCTTTTTTGATGTATCCCCTTTATCCCCGGCGGGGATACTTTTGGGGATACCATAAATGGCTTACTTTAGCCGTTTGCAGGCCTTGGGGATAGAGGGGATAGCATTTTTAGTATATTATCAACTTTCACTCTATAAGGGCAAAATACCGAATTTGCTATCCCGGGGATACTTCTCTGTCCCCTTTTAGTAATAACTGGTAATCATTTTGTAGCCTGCAATGTAATTCCCCGTGTGGCCGTTACGCTCAATCTCAACCTTTTTCCGCAGTTCGTCCATAAAATTATGCTGGTTAAGGGGCTTATAGCCGTTGTTACGACACCATGTGGTATAAGCTTCATAAGCAATAGTGGTTTTGATTTTCTCACCAAGGCAGGGCGACATACATTCTTGGATGAACAGCCCCACAATGTCGCTTTCTTCGCGATATTCATCTGTA